ATTGTACGAATCGTTGAACGCGCCCCAATCCATCCCGCCGCCGCCATATCCTTCACTTCCTCCATATCCGCTGCCGCCGCTGCTGCCGCCGCCGGTGCCGCCGCCGCCCCAGCCGCCGCCGCCGCCGCTGTCGCCGTAACTTCCACCGCCGCCGTCGCCGTCGCCGCCGTCGCCGTCGCCGCCGTCGTCGTCAAACGAAAGCAGGCCGGTGCGAGGATTGCGCTGTCCAGAGCCGCCGCGCGCTTTGAGCAGTCGGGCCTCGTCAGCGGTGATGTGAGCAATCAACTCGTCACGGCCAACGCCCATATTTGATAGCGTCGCGAGCAGCGCCTTGAGTTCTTCGGGGCTGTATTCGTTCGCGCCGGCCTGGACCGGACGACGCGCGGACGAAACGCCGCTAAGGGCACCCCGGCGGGGCTCGTTGTATTTGAGCAGCATGTCTCTGAGTGACTGTTCGTTGTTCATGATTTCACCACTTAACCTTGTTAGCCCAGTAGGCGGCTGAGGACGGGCCTTTAGCAATATTGCGCGCGTGCCGGGCCTTGAACGACGCGCGCTTAGCTGTCATGCGATCAGACTCGCCGGCCTTGGGTTTGCCCGCTGTGCTTGCGCCCTGCTCGCCAAAACGGATGATCTTTTCCTTGCCGTCCACGCGTGTCTTGACCACGTGCGACTTCGTCGGATGGCCCGGTGTGCGCCGGGGCTTGTTTAGCGGCAGATTGTCTTTATCGACCCGCTCAACCATCACTTGCCCCGCGCTGCGCGCATGTTGTCAATGAGATTGGGATACGTGCGCCCGGCGGATTTGGCTGCCGCCTTGGCCGACGCCTTCTTGCCCGGCGCCAGCTTCGCAGGTTTGTCGAGGTCAGCCGGGCGGCTCTGAGACCAGATCGGCTTTGGCTTTTTCGGCACCAAGTCCTCCTCAAACCGCGTACGGGTTGCTGTATTCGCGCTTTGTCAGTTTCGGCTCGTCTGGGTCTTTAGCTTTCGGCAGCTGAAACCACCCATCGTTTTTAAGGTAAATAACCGCTTGTGTAAATGTATCCACGTAATCGTCGTGTTCCGCAACCGGGAATTTGGCCAGTTGCTTCAGGAAAGCACCAGCCCAGCTTACCGGCTGGCCGGGGTTCTTCCTGGATTCGGGGATCCACAGCAGGCCCAATTCTAGCGTCGGAGCCGACTGATGGGCGCGGGAGATCTTGTTCGCGTTGCCGGGATTGTACCCGACAGCCGGGACTTTAGCTAACCGGAAATCCTGCAACAGGCTTTGGCCACTGGCTTTGGCTTCGACTAGCACTCGATCCGGACGCCTGGCGCGACCATACGGGGAGTCTTTGCTCATGCCGCCGTACTCAGTCTGCCAATCTTTGATCGCCCTCGCTCGCAGATCGGGGTAGCTGAGGTGCTCGTCCCAAGCGTCGATCAACATGACGTTGCGCTCCCCTTTGAGCGTAAACACTGCCCAGACGGTGCAAGCCGTCGGGTCGCCGGTTGCGCTCTCGGTGAACGCGCAGTCGTAGGACTGCAGGATATACTCGAACGGCGGCAGGGCTTTGTCGGCCGGCCAGAACTGGAATTTGCTGGTGTCGAGGATGCCGCCCTCTGCCGGGGTCGGATCTTGCTGAAGCTGGCCGGCGGTGCCGTAGGCGCCGAGATTCTGCTTCAGGCTCGTGATCTCGGCATCCCCGAACCGCGCGGGGCAGATCAGTTCGCCCTTGATAGTGCGGGGATCGTAGGGGCCGAGCAGCGTCTGGCGCGATTTGCCGTCCCACTCAGCCGGGATGCAGACATGCTCCCAGCCACCCTGCTCTAGTATAATGCCACTGGCGTCCCGCTCGTGCAATCGCTGCATCACGCAAACCATCGCGTCGAGTTTCGGATCGTTGAGCCTGGTCGCCCAGACCATATTAAACCAGTCGATCGTGGATTCGCGGATCACATCTGACTGAGCGTCTCGGGCAGAGTGCGGGTCGTCGAGGATCAGCCGGGAGCCGCCCTCGCCCGTCGCTGTGCCGCCGACCGAGGTGGCGATCCGGTAGCCGGTTTTGTCGTTCTCAAATCGTTGTTTCGCGTTCTGATCGCCAGCCAGCGTCAACATGTGGCCCCAGCGCTCCTGATACCACGGCGACTGGACCAGGCGGCGGGCGGATAGGTTGTCGCGGATACTGAGCGTGCTGCTGTAGGATGCGCAGAGGTATTTGTGGTGTGGCGCCGACAACCATTCCCACATTGGCCACATCACGGAAACGATCAGGGATTTAGAATGTCGCGGCGGGATATTAATCAGCAGCCGCCGGATTTCGCCGCTACTTACGGATTCGAGGTGTTCACATATCACTTCGATGTGCCAGCTAGGGACAAATTGAACGCCGGGCTCGACGACGTGCCAGGCCTGCTGGACGAACTCATAAAGACTTGCGCTCGCCGATCGTCGAGACACTTCGGCGTCAACGATCGACTTCATAGCTGCCGGCGAGAGCGGGGCGTTCATGCAGATGCCACTATTAGTGTTTGACGGAGCTGGTCTTCTCGTCTGATTTGATCAGCAACGCTTGCATCGTGGCTAACTCAGCATCGCTCAGGCCGCGCAGATCCACGCTGGTAACCGACAGAGGACCGCCGTTAGCCCCGGTGATCTCCCTGCGGTCAACCTCCCGCCATCCAGCGCGGGTTTTGAGCCAGAATATAGCCGAGGCCACAGCGCCCGCGCCTTTGCTGGTTGCGATGCGGAATAGGTTCTGAGCCACCTGCGCGTTCATCATTGAGGTAGCTGTATCAAGCTCTTTCTCATAGTATTTGCGCAGCGTCTCGTCGCTGACCCCAATGATTTTACAAATCTGGTCCTGTGTCAGGCCTATGCCTGCCATCAGCGTGACCTGGTTGCGGTCCTTGTCAGTCGGCTCATGCGGTTTGCGGGACATTGTTCATCTCGTCAAATGTTTTGCCAGAGGCTTCGTGAATGGCCTTCTGGCCGGTGAAGTTTTGCCAGCGGGTGATAATAACATCGCAATACTTAGGATCAAGCTCCATCATCCTGCATTCTCTCCCTGCTTTTTCGCAGGCGATAGCTGTTGTTCCTGAACCACCAAAAGGCTCAAAAACAAGATTGCTATTTTTTGCAACAATAGCCATTCCGCGTTCAGGCAACTCAACCGGAAAACAAGCCTTATGGTTTTCTGTTTGGACTCCGGTGTTGCTGACTTGCCAAAAATTGCTTGTCACTGATTTTACGGAAATCGGCTGCTTGTTCGTCGAAAAAACGTAAATCGGCTCCCAATCCCTCATTAACGATCCTTTGAATGGAATCGTGTTGCTTTTTTTCCAGCATATTTGTTCGACTAAATAAGGTAGCCTATTCGTTATTTGCTGGATGTATTCAAACCTTGACTTCGCATTGTAGCTTACGTTCCAAAAAATAAAACCATCCGTAACAGAAAAGCATGTTTCTAGGACGCTGGAAGCAAAGTCCACATAATCAGACGATTTCAAATTATCTGAATATCCATCAGCATACAGTTTAACGCTTTTTTTCTTATTAAAGATGTCTCCCTGTCCAACTTTTGCGTCAGCATTGTATGGAGGCGATGTGAAGCAAAGATCGGCCTTCTGACCATTCATCAGTTTTTCAACCGCATCAATGCTGGTCGAATCTCCGCACACCAGCCGATGTCGGCCCATAATCCAGACGTCGCCCAGCACGGTCACGGGCTCGGCCGGCGGCTCTGGAACCTCGTCTGGGTCGGTCAGCCCAGCGTTTGAATCGGCCAACAGATCAGCCAACAGTTTGTCGTCGAACCCGATCAGGTCAAGGTTGAAACCTTCGGCATCCAAATCGCCCACCTCGACCTTCAGCAGATCCATATCCCACCCGGCGTTGAGCGCCAGTTGGTTGTCCGCCAGCACGTAGGCTTTTTTCTGCGCCTCGGACCAGCCGGACGCCACCATGACGGGCACGTCGGCCAGACCCAGCTTACGAGCCGCCAGGACGCGACCGTGGCCAGCAATGATCCCTCCAGCCTCGTCGACGAGCACCGGCGTCGTCCATCCCCACTCCACAACACTCGCGGCGATCTGCGCCACCTGCGCGTCCGAATGGGTCCGGGCATTTCGTGCGTAGGGGATCAATTCGGCAACGGCGCGGCGCTCGACTTTGTCCGCTGGCCACGCAACTCTATTTTTACGGTCAAAATTGGTGTTTTTCGCTGTCGTCATCCACAGACCTCGGTGTTTACCCAATAATCCTAAACCAGGCCCGATGATCACGCAACAACCTCCCCCCGAAATCCGCCACCATAACCGATTCGATCAGCAACCCTTTGAAATTATTGGGAATAAAAACATTCTAGAAATAAGCAGATTTATCCACTTTCCCTGTTGACACCGGAAATAGTTTCCATTAAGTTCAATTCATCGACCTAGACCAACCCAACCCAAACCAACGGAGATTGATATGACAAAGTTCAACCACACTGACCAATCTGCTGAATTCATCGCCACTGCTGACAGCCGTTGCACATCAACAGAAATCATGGAAGCGATTGCATATTTTGCCCGCGACATCAACGAGGCAGAGAGCCTCTGGAACGGTGACGGTTTTGGCACGGTGGCTCACCTATCCGATCTGGTCGAGCGAGTTACGGGAAATGGCCTGCGCGATGTGAGCGAATTTTTCTGGGGTGCCGCTGGCAGCAAATGGGCAGAATTTTGAAACGGGGTTTCGGCCCCCCCTCTCTCTCTCAACCCAAACCAACGGAGACCAATCAGCATTATAAAATAAATGCAGATCCCCTGTTGACACCGGAAATGATTTCCGCTAATTTCAATTCATCGACCTAGACCAAACCAACCCAACGGAGACCAACATGATCGCCTACTTCCTCAAAACCCGCACCGGCTTTGAACTCCGCATTTGCGCCCGCCCTTGCAACGGCCAAGAGTTTCAGGATGCCCAGGTCATCTCGGTGACAGGCAAGCGGGAAGCAAAAACTTTCTGCAAAACCAACAGCATCATCTGCTGGAACTTCTAATCAAGTGGGGGCTTCGGCCCCCTCCCCTCTCTCCCAAACCAACCCAAACCAACGGAGACCGACATGTCCAAAATCGCCACCCTCGCAGACGACTACGCCGCCCTCGACGCTCAGATCAAGGCCATGACCAAGGCGCGCGACGCCATCAAGGCCTCCATCCTCGCTACGGGCGAGACGGTCATCCACGGCGAGCGCGCCATCGTGAAGATCTCGGAGTCGTTTCCGGTCACATTCTCAAAAGAGCTTGCCGAGACGCTATTGAGTTCAGAGGATTTCCGCCGCTGCCACTCGACGGCCATCAAGCCGACGATCCGCCTGACGGTTTCCGCCACCGAGAAGGCTTACGCATAAATCAACCGGGGGGCATTCGTGCGCCCCCCACTTTTTCCAGAAAGGCTTAGACCCATGAAAAATTCAGTTTCGACCACCGACGGCGCCGCGATTGCCGCTCTGCTGGCTGACGCAAAAGACCTACTTTACGCGATCGACCACGGCTTCGTGCCCGGCGACCCGGCGAGCGCCTACGTCGCCGCCCTCCGCCGGTCCATTGCCCGGATGGAGGCGCAGAAATGAACTGGCTAGCTCACACATTTGTCGCCGCCCTGCTGATCGGCATCCTCGCATCAGCGGTCTGGGTGTTCGTCATCGCCGCCTATCCCAAGAGACAGGATCGCCATTATGATTAATCCCCAGCTCACGGTTAACGCCGACGGCACTCAAACGCTGTCGGTAGGGGGCATGGACATCGGCTGGCTCGCCCCGGTCCAGCTCTGCCCTCACCCACGGGGCGGCTGGCGGGGGGTCACGGTGCGCGGCGACATCGTCCGGGCCGCCACACTGACCGACTGCCGCCAGCTCCTGCTGGAGGCCGCCCGGTGACCGCCGCAGAAATCAACGCCATTCTGGCCCGGCTCAAAATGCGCCAGATAGATTTAGCAATCCTGGCCTCGGTGACGGCCCGGTCAGTTAACAACTGGACCTCCGGTCGCTGGCCCGTGCCCCGACCGATCGCCATCTTGCTGAGAGCCATCGACCAGAGCCACATCCCCGACGACTGGCTGTTTGATCAGGTGAGGACTACCTGAGAGGGGCGTCCGATCAATTTTCGCAACAATACCATCAATTTCGCTCAACACGAATTGATACAATTCATCTCGATTTTCCTTCATAATTGATAGATCTCTGCCAAAAAAATACTTCTCAGCCATTTTGTAGGAAAACCAATAATTTGCCTTGTGTGAAGCCCGACCGTAGGCCGCCACTTTCAAATTCAAAAATCCACCATGCGCTTTGTACAGAACAACCCAGTTAACGCCGTCGCAATGGAATTGCTTTTCAAACAATTTCCAGTCCCCCGTTGGCTCTGGGTTGCCGCACCACATTTTTTGAATTGCCTTTTTCATACCGTCCCCTTTTCCCGTGTTCCGTAAACCCTATAGTATCTCTGATTAAAAATCAACCTCCCGCGCCTGCCTCCCGTACCGGCCCAGCTCGCGGGCGTCCCGACCGTACCGGAACGTACTGCCCCCCTACAAGGGGGTGCAGTTAACCGTGCCCGGTACGTTCCGGTACGGTCGGGACGCCTTCGCGACCCTTTGCCCCCCACCGTACCGGTACGCCAAAAGTACGGTACGGTACGCCGGTACGGTCGGGTTTCAGCAGTCGCCGATGGCGGATTCGAGCATAGCCATCTCCTGCGCTCGCAGGATCTGTTCCCATGCCGGGTGACCGGGGCCGATTGTGATTTTTGTCTCGTCCCCGTCCTCGTCCGTGATCACGGCGGAGATCGGGTCAATCGTGTGGATCTCAAAAATGTAGCGGGGGTCGCCGACGCTTGGGTCGCCCGGTAGGCGGCTGTAGCTGTATTCGATGGCGCCGGCGACGGTGTGCTCAACGCCGTCGATCAGGATCTCCATTTCGAAATCGTGGCTGGCATGTTCGGTCATTTTTATCTCCGTTGGTTTGATTTGGCCTACAAATGTATGTACCGGAAACAGTTTCCGGTGTCAACGCAGAAAAGTGCCGAATCCAGCGGTTTCGGCTGCATTTCGCCCTATGTCGGGTCCCCTCACGGTTAATGTGCCAATGTGCCGCGCATTAAATTACCCGGCACATTAATTAAATATCGTCAATTCGCGTTGAAAATATGCGTTAATGTCGGTTATTCACGTGGCGACAGCGTGAATACCGGACATTGCCGCATATTTCCGCCGCATATATGCCACCGCATATATGCCGCCGCATATTTCCGCCGCACATTTCCACCGCATATATGCCGCCGCACATTACCGCCTATTCCGTTCCATGAGCATCGCGGAGGCATAAACCTGATTTGTCACCACCCAGCCCTCTCCAAACAAGCTGATCATCTCAGCGATCAGGAGCGCCCCGATCAACTGATCCGGCGACCCAGGCTTCATCTTTTTGTCTGCCGTGGCCGCTACGCACCCGTCCGCGACCAGCTTGGCTTTGAGGCCTGAGCGGCTGACGTATGGCAGTCCATTTCGGTCCTCGGCCCCGGACGCCCACCACGCCGATTCGAACTGCTTGCGCAGCGTGTCCACCTTGCTCTCCTTCTTGGCCGCCACAGGGGCCTCCGTGAGGCTCACAACCGCGCTCGTGACGGGCTGGCCGTCCTCGTCAAACCAGCCGGGGATTGTGACCGACTGCAGCTCGGCCCAGACCGGCTCGGCAATCTCGGCGTCCTTGGCCTTCCGCTGGACGATCTGGATAGGCGAGCCGTCTTTGCCGGGCACGATCGAGATCTCGATGTCGAGAGCCCCCCGCCACGCGGATGACCCGCGCGCCCGGTGCTGGGCCTCGTCGCTGACGCCCGTGTGATGTACCAGCAGGACTGAGCAAGAGAATTCCGACATGAGCGCCGCGCAGGCGTCGAGCATGGTTTTCGCGTCTTGTGCGCTATTTTCGTCGCCGAGCAAAAACCTGTGCAGGGTGTCCACCACGATCAGATTCGGGCGCTTGGGCAGCGCACGGATGGTGTCTGCAACGCGGGCGTAGCCGGCGGGCGTGTTGAGATCGCAGCCGCTTTGAGTGATCCACATATCCATCTCGGCGTCTTCCAGCTGATGATGATGCGCCCAAGCGGCTGCGCGGCCCCGCAGACCGTGGTGGCCTTCACCGGCTAGATACAGGACTGAACCGCGCTTAACCTTGTTACCGCCCCAGTTTTCAATGCCAGCAGACATCCTCTGGCACCAGTCGAGAACGACAAAAGTCTTGCCGCCGCCTGACGGGCCGTGAACCATAATAAGCGCCTGATCCTGAAGCCATCGTTTGACCAACCACGATATTGGCGCGGGTTTTGACCGGAATTCACGGATATTGATGGCCCAGTCATTTTGAGGCGGGGATAACAGCGCCGCTAGATCGTGACCGGACTGCACCCAGTCGTTCGCATCGCCAAGCTCGGGGATCAGCACCATACGCGCTCCGAATTTAGCCGATGCTTGCTCGGCGTATCTCTGTCCGACGCCTGATGCGTCATTATCCGCGACGACGACGATGTCCTGCGCAGCGCCGTACAGCTCGCGCAGGATGCCGGTGACGGGGACCAGGTTGGAGGCGGAATAGGCAACGATGCACGGGCGCCTAGTCGCCTCGTGGATAGTCGCCGCCGTAGCGAACCCCTCGGCTACGTAGAGGGTGCCGGGCTCGTCTAGGGTGCCGATCTGCCAGAAGCGAGATCCGGTCTGGGCGCCGGCGTGATAGAGCTTGCCCCCGTCTGCGGCGATGTACTGGAGGCTGGAAAGGCCCCCGGCCTGATCGAACAGGGGGACAACAAGGCGACCATCGCCGGTGACGCGGGCGCCATGGGTCTTGATGCCCTTGGTTTTTAGATAAGGATGGTCTTCGTTAGCAAAACCACAATCGACCCAGATGGCTTCGACGGTGTTGGCGACGACTTCCTGTTTCCTGGCGTTTTCGGCGTCCCGTAGCGTTTTCGCCTCGCCCATGCGGCGGACGTGGGCCATTTC